TTGCTAGTGTAGAGAGCCATCCACTCTTCCATGAAAGTACCCATGTCTGGCTTGCGTTCGTAGGCTACAGAGTTATTTGCAAGCGCACGTTGCGGCTCCGTATCCCACCATTTACCTGATTTTGCACGAGCCATATCCCTATCCTCTATGTCGGATAGACTAATTAATGCTGATCGACGAACACCCCCTACAACAACTATTTCGCCTATTTTGCACATAATGTCGTGGCATTCTATAGGAAGTAGTTTACGACCTTGTGCCTTCCTAAAAATGTCCACTGTAAAGTTAAACAGTTCAACCAGCGGCTGTGGGCCACTTGCACGACCACCCATAACTTTTAAACGCTCACCTGCCGCACGAACACCGGATACATCCCATGTCGGAGTCTGACCTGCGTAAAGCAACGCAATCAATTCTCGCAAAGCTTTTGCCCATCCCGGTTTGCTATCGCCTACCTTAATTACAGTATCGGATTGATTAAAGTTATCTGACACAACAGGAAGCTTGTTGACGTTATCTTTCTCAACGCTAAAGCCGACACCAGTACCACACATTAATATATACATACACTCATCAAATGCACGAGGGCTATCTACAGGTATATAGCTACAGTTGTAGCCACACACATTATCACGTTCCAAAGCATCACCAGCAGTCATCATTGCTCTCATACTAGGCATGACTTTCAGACTCAAGATTGCATCCTCAATATCGTTCTTTAGTGAGTTAGATATCTTATAGTTATGCTTGGCAGACACGTGGTCAGCCATAAAGTTAACATATCTTGATACAGTCTCATCCCAGTTCTCTCTACGCTGCTCATCGTCTAACCAACGAGCGTAGCGGGATTTGTGAATAAATTGCTGGTATGGCGTTGGTAACATGTTGTTCATAGTCTTACTCTCCTTTGAGTCGGTTTTTAATTGTTAGTAGTCGGTTTGTGTACCATTTGGCTTTGGAGATGTCTTCGTCTCCGTTTTTGTATCTTTCTCGCCATGTGTACTTGAGGACGTTACCTTTGTAGTATCCTCGTAATTCTTCTGGAGACAACGCCGCTTCGATTGCGTCAATGCACTCGATACCTGCTTGATTATAGTGTGGCGGATTATTGACAATATCTACTCCCCCATAAGCCATCTTACCGGCCTGTTCGTTTTCATCTTCCATGTGCTTCATGTACGCCTCGTGTCTCACCGGTTGTCTCCGCTACCCTGCAAAGCGTTACGAAGTTTACGGTTAATCAATTTGTCTAGGTTCATCTCTGCCACTTCTTCTAGGCTGTAACCTAAATCTCGTGCTAAAATTGCAACGTACCATAACACATCACCCAACTCTTTTGCAATATCTTCCTCGTAAAAGAGATGAGATTTGCCGTCACGAAGAATTTTCTTTACTTTATCCGCAACCTCACCAGCTTCTCCCGCTAAACCCAATGCAGGGTATACGATAGAATACTCATTTGGATATATAGCAGTAACCTCTGCTCTTTCCTGATACTCATTTAGCTTCATTGTTCTGTTCCAAAGTTTACTCTGACTACGTTGCCTTCTACGGTCTTTGTAATGCGAGGGTCTTCTATTTCAGTCTCCTCAATCATCTCTTCAGCAATAAGTCTAAACTGAATAGCCGCAACTCCTCTGTCAAATAAATCGTCAGTGTGTTCCCTAACCATATCTAAGACACCCTCTTGTACGATCATTGCTGAATTAAAGTCATCATCATCATCGTAGGTTTTATTAGTAGTGTCGTAGGCAGACATAGTAAATTCATCTTTACCTGTTGATCTTAAAATGACGTAATATCGATCAGGCAAAAGTGACATCATTTCTACGTTCTTCTCAAGTTCTTCATCATCAATAGCCATTACTTGTACCAATCTGTAGGGATAGAGCCTTCTGCCCATATAAATTTATGCCGTTCACACCAAGAAGAGTACGTCGTCTTGCTGCCCTTGTAAATCTTATTCGATGCTCTCAAGAAAACAAATCTGATATCTAACTTAGGATGTTGCTTTTTAACTAACAGCATCTTAACTCTGTCGTCTTTAGTCAGGTGTCCTTTTGCTTCTACATATATCCTAGATTTTTCTAGGTAAAAGTCTGGAGTATAATGTCGAGGCTCTGGTATGTACTTAAATCGTTCTTCCTCATACTTAAACGGTACAGAGTTTTCTGTTAGGGTTCGAGCAATGTTCAACTCAAACTGTGACCTATATCCTGCTTTTTTCAAAACTCTAATCCAATCGATTGAAATCTTTTTATCAGATACCCTGCCAGTTTGGGGGATAGTCTTTCTATATTTGTAAGCTCTGTTGTTAAAGGGTGCATCGGCACACATACATACGCTCCCGCATAAGATGTTCTACTTATTTTTTGTAACTGTTCTTCTACAAGCTTTATGTCACGCACTTCTGTGTCAGCCTGTAACTGACCCTCTTTGCTATAGTTTTCAACGAGAGTCAGGGGCAAGCCATTTTCATGTATACGCATCTGACAGATACGTCTCTCGCCCCCACTCTTTCTAGTAGAATCTATAAAGATGTGGTGCAAACTTTTATTCATGTGCATCAAGTCTACTTCATAGTTTTTCACAAACAAGTACGGCATTAAAGTTCTTTCTTCTTCAGGGTAGAATACCAAACTTGCGGCGGTGACTTTGCTCGTGATGTTACCCTACTATGTAAAATAGCATCAGGCCAGCAATGATGTCGGTAACCACAGAGGTTGCACTCACGAGGCAGCAACTTGTTTCCTGTAGATATTACCTCACCCTTGTTCTTATAGGTTTCGGCAACTGGCTTGTAGGGCTTGAAAGGCTTCACGTCGGTTTTGTTAAGGAACTTGATGCGTTCCGCCGCGTCCTTCAAGTAGTGTTCTTTATCCTCTTGCGACCACTCCGGCACCTCAACGACAGCAACCATACCGCTAGACTTGTTAACTACAATCCATCCGCCAAACGGTAAGCCGACTGCCTCACTGTACAAGAACCCCTGCATCAAGTAACCAAACGGATCATCTTCCTTTAGTTTGTCGTAGCCACCTAATCCAGTAAACTTGTAGTTGAATGCCCAGTCGCTGGCAGACTTGATATCCCATACCTTATCTTGTCCTAGTTCGTCACGCAAGATTACGTCTAGGGTTCCCTTGATCTTCTCTCCAGCAATCTCTAGTTCTACTTGCTTCTGGTAATCTACGATCTCGACACCAGCTTCCTGCATGATTGCCATCAAGATAGATTCAGTTAAGTCTCCAAACATGAATCTAAACAAGGTGTTATAGGACATGTCTTCTTTGATGCCATGCTTATCCAAGACTTGTTGACAAAGAGGGCGACCCAAGCCAGACATACGAATACGATACTTACCCCTATCAGAAGTAAGCTGCTTCACAATGGATTCCTGACAATCCTTTTTAAATGTTTCGAGAGTCTCAGGGGAGACAGTTGTTTCCCCCCTGAGAGCCTTAGACATGTAGTCCTGTATTTTAAGCAGCGTTAGCATTATCAAAGTCCGCTGCCAAATCGATGTCACCATCGTCAGCGAGAAGCTTTGCTGCCTCACGATGTTGGTTCATAACATTCTCGTTATGTCCCTTCACAGTATCAACAAACTTCGACATTAAATCTTTGTCTCCGTCAGAGATGCTGTCAACTACGCCCTTCAAGGTTGGCATCGGTGTCCAGTAAGTCACACTACCGTTCTTGTGTCGGTTTGTGGCTAAATTAATTTCACACTTCTGCATGATCTTGTTCTGCTTAGTTAGGTTATTAATGAAGTCATTCATCGGGATGAAGCCAGACCGTTTGAAGTATGCTACTACCGGCTCATCTGTTATCTCTACTTCATTGCCATCCGCGTCCTTGAACGTACCGGAAATCTTGGAGTAAAGAATCTGATTGCAGCTAACTGCACGAGATGAGAGGTAGGCAATGTCGTCTTTGGCTAGGCGGCTTTCCTCATCACGAGTCAATCGACCACACTTGTTTGTGCCGATTGTGTCTGGGAACATCCCCGACAATGTTGTCTTCTGAACCGACTTGCAAGAAAACGTATTGGTTTCCTGATCCCACATACTGTACTCAAAGGTACGAAGGATTGGGCGAAGAACAACTTCTTCAGCGTAGATGAAGCGACCATCTACGTACATCTTCCACGAGCCACGAGGCAAAGACTTACCGTCCTCTGTCTCTGCATCATAGTTGATGTTAATTCGGGGTAATCCTTTTTGACCAGTCTGCTTAACTGACTGCCCACTTGCTTCCATCAACGCTGCACTATCGTCTGCATTGAAGGCCGCTACAATTGCGTCCATATCGTCCATTACTGTTACGTCTGTCCCTGTATCCATGATTTTTTCATGCTCCTGTTGTTAGGGTTGTAGATTGATACTACAGGTCTACTTCTGTCAAGTCAAGCCAATTATCACCGATTTTTAATTCTATTCCTACCGGCATATCATAGGCCACATTATATCTTCTAATTGTCTCTTCAGGCAATGACATCATTGCTTCTGTCATCAGCTTGATACAAATATCTTTTTCACTTGGGTGCACATCAACTACGATTGAATCATGTACAGTGTTACATATAACAGAAATAAGTTTTCTGTCAACAAACAATCTTTGCAAGCTTACAAGTGCAATCGGCAACAAGTCAGCGGTAGCAAAACCTTGTACCGGATAGTTACATATTGCAGTCCTATTTGTAGCTGTACCCCACTTAGTCCACCGCGCATCCGGGAACGCATATTGCCTACCACTTGGAAGGGTGATTAATCGCTTCTGGACGGCCTCTCGCTGGAGTTGTTCGTGCCAAGTGGTGACACCTTCATACTTCTGCTTAAAGGCTCTGTAGTAGCGTTGTTGGGAGTCGGTTCCGGTGACACCGCCGTATAGCGGTTTGAAGGTATGTGCCTTTGCTTCTTGTCGGCTGCACCCGATAATACTGGCAGTATAGCTATGAACATCTGTACCCTTCTCCACATCTATGTAAGCTTGACCATCCTTTGCAAGAAACCCTGCTACCCGAAACTCTAACTGCGAGTAATCCCCCTCAAGTATCTTGCCGCCCTCAAACCGGCTCTCGACAACCTTCCGTATAGCGAAGGTATTTCCACGTGGCATATTCTGAAAGTTAGGATTGCGACTCGAAAGGCGACCCGTCGCTGTAACACACTGCATAAATTCTGGATGTATAAAACCATTCTCGTCAACATTGTTTTTCATCCCTTCTACAAAGGTAGATAGATAAGTACGAAGCGCATTGTAGCGCACATAGGCAACAACAAACTCGTGGGCATCTCCCGACAAGTCAGTCTGTCGGTTTTCTAAAGTAACCTTGTCGGTTTTGAATCCGGCAGATGCCGTGTCCATCGGGTCACGCGGAACCAACTTGAAGCCAGCAACCTCACCAGTAGAAACATAGATAACTCCTGTCCCGCTACACGGCTTACAGATACGAATAGCCTTGCCTAGTGTTCCGTCCTTCTTCAGGGGGCTAACACGACCTTCACCGCGACAGCTACCACACTGGCTACCCCGCGTCTTATATACTACGTCTGTCATCCGGCGAACAGTTGAGTTGAACTCACTGCGCTTCATGCGGGTACGAAGCTTTGGCTTCATAGTCGAGCCACGCATCTCGTGACCCAAGTTAAATATACGTGACCAAGATGGTTTGTCCTTTACTCTACGCGAGTATAACAAGACGCTGCGGTCATCAGGACTGGAGAGATTAACAGGGGTATCGCCCATAGCTTCTTTAGCTAAATGATCTAAGCGAACTTCTAGTTCATCCATCTCCTGTTGGTATTCTATTTCAATTTCGTTTAGGGTTTCGATGTTGATCTTCAAGCCTTGCTGTTCAATACGAGCAAGGGTGTCAGTCATTTCAAGCGAAAGCTTTAACGTCGGTATCAGTCCGGTGTTCATTGTATAGTTCCTCAAAGGTAGTGCCAAAGGCTTCAAGCTGTTTAAGTGCAATCTCTTCTGTAGCTAGTACGTCAGCTTTACCGTACTCTTCTACTATCTCCCACGGTATGTCGTAGAACGTCTTGCCGCTTTTGAGGTACGGCTCCACAAGGTCTTTCTCTTTTTTGGTAACGTCATACTTTTCTGCAAGAGCAGCAAGTCCAAGAGGCCAACGCTGCGCTTTCGATAAAATATACTCAGCAACCATCGTATCATAAACGTGCCCCTCATATTTAAATCCGCACTCTCTGATCCATGACAGATCAAACTTAATGTTTTGTCCCACAACAACGTCAGCCGTGTCAAGTTCCCGCTGAAATGTTTCGGCAGCAAAGTCGTAGGCTGGCCTGTCAGCGTGAGAGTAGCAGTGATAGTGTACGGTATTACCTAGCCACTTGTATCCGATAGAAACGAGTCGGTTTCCAAAGTAAGGCAGGGCAGTCGTGCCACCGCTATCCTTGTGTATGTGGGTTGTTTCCACGTCGAATGTCAGGATGTTCATCGGTGTTCCT